TCTCCAACGGGCAGGTGTCAGAGTGGTCGAATGAGCACGCCTGGAAAGTGTGTGTACCGCAAACCGGTACCGAGGGTTCGAATCCCTCCCTGTCCGCCAGTTTTCTTTTATTGTGGTTTATGTAAAGCCTGATTTTATCAGGCTTTTTTTATTTTCGGGCATTCCAGTTTATTGTGGTTTATGTAAAGCTTCCTGTACATGGAGCTGTACATGATATAAAAAATGTACAGCATGGCAGGAATCATCAAGAGAAATAACAAATGGGTTGCCGTCTTCCGAACCCTGGACGGCAAAGAGATCAGAAAAACAACCCGCGTTGACGTTGTTCCAAAGGTTATTCCTCCCGGCGTCAATAAAAGAGCGTTGCTGTCTCAAAATGAAGCCCGGGCTCGCCTTATTGCTGAAGAACTGGAAAACGGATATAAGACGGGCTTCGTAGACTCGAATCGTCTTAAAGCGATAGCGGGGGGAGATATCCAGTCATTCAGCCTTGGAAGAAAGGTGGTGAGTGTTGGCGCCTATTTGAAGGAATGGCTGCAATCAAGATCGGGTAAGATTCAGGCCTATGAACGGGACCGAAAGGCAATCCAGCAGTTTATTGCCTTTTTAGGAAATGATGGGGGACAATCAATCTCGTCTGTGAACAAAAACGTTGTCAGGGAGTTTTCCGAGGTAGAAATGGAGCGTGTTTCATCGGGTACAGTATCCAGATACCTTGAATCTCTATCATGTGCTTTTAATCAGGCCGTTGAAAAAGAATTGATTAGCTCAAATCCTTTTAGAGGGGCAAGGCTGGACAAGAAAAAGAAACAGGCTGATAAGCAGGAACGGGGGGCTTTCACTGTAGAAGAAGTCAAAAGGCTTGTAGAGATTTTGCCGGACGAATGGCCGGACATGATAAGGGTTTGTCTTTACACCGGAGGCCAGAGGCTGGGAGATATTGCAACGCTTAAATGGGATCAAGTAAATCTGGAGGGCGGCCTGATCTCCATGACCACCCAGAAAACCAAGCGGCGCATGAACAAGCCCATCATTGGACCTCTGAAAGAGATTTTGAAAGAAAGGGAAAAGTATTCTATCAATGAATTCGTATTCCCATTGGCGGCCATGAAACATGCTCAAGCGGGCGGGAAGTCCAGCAAGTTGTCTCTCGAATTTACAGGGCTTTTGAAAAAACATGGCATCATTTCCTCGGATGGAATGAAAGCGGAAGGTGATAAGCGTGTTCTATCCGAGAAAAGCTTTCACAGTTTGCGGGCTACAGCAGTAACGATTTTAAGATTGGCTGGAGTACCTGCGGATTTGTGCCGCTTCATCGTGGGTCATGATTCCGAAGAGATTGAGAGGGTTTATTTCCGCCCTGATTCACAGGATGTGGTTCACGCCATGGAAGAAATCTCAAGCAAGATTATTTTGTAATCCCGTCGAAAAAAACCGCCCGCGTCTCCCGACGCGGACGGAAAAGAATAAATAGAAAGGACGTAGTCAGGAATCTGAATACGTGCCTTTTATATCACATTTTACCCTTTAGGCAATCCTTTTCAGCGTTTCAGGAAACGTCATGACTTGTCATCCGGTGAACGGGAAATTGATGACAAAACGTCTTACCAGCGTCACAAGACATCAAATCTCATGAAAAACTGGAAATCATACCCCCCCCCGCATTTGTAACGCTTTAAATATTAGAGCATTAGGAGATAAATTTTCAGCAAGAAAGGGTTACGCCCATGTCAGGTAACGTAATGCTTGTGTTTTTCTTGCTGGCCGTTCTGTTCGGGTTCACTTGTTTCCGACTCGGCATTATTGAAGGTTGCCGGAGAACCACGAAAAGGATCTTGGAGAATATTTCAAAAGGGATGAAGAAAGGGGAATGAATCATTCCCCTGCATCTTCCTTCTTATCGTTCTCGCATTCAGATCTTTCTGCTATATATTTATATTGCTTATCCAGTCCGGTGCAGAGATCTATTACTTTACTTCGGAGATAACTTTCTAAATCTATACCGGGAAAGTTTTTCTGAAACCCTCTGACGATCTCCATTTCTTCTGGAGAGAAATTCAGGGATGAAAGCAGACTCTCATCACTGGAACATTCTGAAAGCGTAGAAGCTTCAGTAGTGTTTTTCATAAGATTTTGAATCACTAAAAGCGCATAAGAGGGAACGCGCCCTCGGGAAGTAAACCAGCCATCAACGGAGACTTTCTCCACTCCGCATTTATCAGCTAGCCAAAATCGGTCTTTTCCAATTCCTTTAAGCCAGTCTTTGATCTCTTCTTTGGTGGGCATGAGGAAAGGATATGCATTTATTACATAATTGCAAGCCTTTTATTGTGAATGAGTATGCAATAAGTACAGAATTATTGTTGACAACCATGTAGAAATTACATATTTTTAACCACGTAAAGCAACGCTACAAAAAACATGATCGACGTATCATCATCTCTTAATCCGGACTTCTCCTTGCCTCCCTCAATCATGGCAACTGTCAGACGATTAGCCAAAGCTTCAGGAAAAACGGAAGAAGTTTTTTTGAGGCAATATCTCATAGAATGCATGAAAGAAGAAAATGAGGCATTGGAGAATTATAACAATTCTAACAAAACGCAGCCGAAGAAACCCGAACCCGCCAAGCGATAATCATGGATTACTTATTCCAGCAAGTTGGGATTATTTTTGAGATACTCCCAGGCAACATCGGTGATGTTGACGTCAAAACCGGACACGATACTTCCGTACCAGGAAAGTCGAATAAGAATGCCGGCTGCTATCAGACCATTTACGACGCCATCCCTGTCATCAAATTTCTGTGTTCGGGTATTGAAGAAGATATATCTAGCCAGAACATTTTTCTCTTCTGGAGTGAGAGCATGGAGACGCTTGATCACCTTTTTACGGGATTCTGCCTTGGAGCGAGAGGTTTTGATAGTGTTCCAAACCTTTTCCAGCAGGGCGCATCCGGAAATAAGGAACACGAATCCCGCAATATCGCGGTAATCATGGGGAGAATAGCTGATATGCAGGGCCTCAAGAAGGCTTTGAGGAGCGAAAAGATAAACTGCCGCTGCGGAAAAGATTATGCCTGCATAATTGCAAGCGAATTTAAGCAGTTCTGCCAAGTATTGGAAAAAAACCATAAACCCAGAGGATAGGCTTAAACGGATGTATAGGCAATAGCTTTTACATTGAACCCAATAAGAAGAAACATGAACAACAACATAGTACCATTCAACAATGCCGCGCTTGGCTGTTCTGTCCGGACAGTCATCATCAACGAAGAACCGTGGTTCGTCGGTAAAGACGTGTGCTCCGCTCTTGGCTACGCCAATGAAACCGACGCAATGAACCGCCATTGCAAGGGGGTCGTGAAACGCTACCCCCTTCAAACTTCCGGTGGAGTACAGGAGATTCGCGTTATCAGCGAACCGGACATGATGCGTTTAATCTGCGGTTCCAAGCTGGAATCAGCAAAGCGATTCGAGGCATGGGTTTTTGAAGAAGTCCTCCCGACGATACGCAAGCACGGCATCTATGCCACAGGCGAGAAACTTCTTGAACTGATTTCCAAGCCGGAGAACGCCCTTAAAGTCTTCCAGGCCCTCAAAGATGAACAGGACAAGAGGAAGTCTCTTGAAGCGAAGATAGAAGAGGACGCGCCCTACACGGAATTCGGAAAGAGCGTGGAAGTTTCCGAAGGCTGCATGCTGATAGGAGAATTTGCCAAGGTTCTTGCGCAGAACGGAAGGGAAATCGGACAGAACCGTCTTTTTGAGCTGCTTCGCAATGAAGGCATCCTCGGGAAGGTTGGAAATCGCCGCAACGTCCCGTCACAGGAACATGTGGAAGCCGGTCGTTTCCGTCTCAATTACCGGATTATCCAACATGCGAGCGGAAGAGTGGAAAGTAAAGCAACTCCGTATCTGACGCCGAAGGGTCAAGTTTGGCTGTTGAAGCGGATGACTGGAAAGAAAACCGAACAGAAGGAGGTGAAGAAGTGAAAGCTCTGTTCGCCCTCGTCTTGTCCGGGCTTGTTCTGTGCGGCTGTAATCCGCGCCCTTATGACCACATTTCAGAAGGGAATAAAGAGTGGATTATTAAGATCGAACAGCCAGGTCTTCGCGATATTTCTTTTTCCACTAACGACCCTGACTGCGTGAAATACCATGGTGATAATCGATATTATTCTACTCCGCCTATATCTAATAGCTATCTGATCACTAAGCCGAACGGCGAGGAACTCTTTATATCCGGCACAGCAAGAATAACACGAAAGGAGGTTAAAAATAATAACGAGTTATGAATGATGGCGTGCTTCTAATTCTTCTGGGCGGCATTATCGTTTTTTTGATGCTTATCATATCAAATTTAGATGGACGTTAAACAATAAACCAATATAAAGAAAATGGATTTACCTCACGAATTAAAAGAAATTCCTTATAGGAATCGGCATCATTTTGCGTTGGTTAACAATGTTGACGGGATATTTCCAGGCCAAATTGTCAGACACAAAAGAACTAAAAAACTATTAGGATCGGTCGGAAAAATAAAAGGGGATCAGATATCGATAGGTCATGTTTGTCCTGATTGGCATAACGCTTGGTACAGTACAGATGATCTTGAACCAGCTTTTCCGGGAGAATGCTGCGGTCTGTGGACATGGCACCAAGACGAACCTAAGTTAAATAAAGGAGATATTTCTTTCCATAGCTGGATGGTAAATCAAATTGTAGGGGAAAACTAATTATGACTAAAGAACAATCAACAGAAATTGAAGTTATCATGGATAAGAATAAAAGCATAGTCGACCTGCTCATTGAGCTGGATAAAGTTCTTAAAGTCGAAACTCGCAAGGATGTCTCTCCGTATTACTTGTCTTCCGACTCCGAAGATAAGATTTTTCGAGCGAAATACGCAGGGGCAATTTACATATCCCGGCGTCTGCTTGGGTTGAGCCTTGAATGTAAACCCGGCGCATTATTTCCCTCCGAGCCGGTAGACGAGTTTTCCGACCTGGTGATTAAATCTCAACCCTCCGAAAACAATGACCATTGAATACGACGACGAAGACCGGTGCATCCGGGTGGACGGCGAACCTATTTCCTACGGCGTCGCGGTTGGACTCCTGGAGCAGATAGAGCAGGCCATTGACGAGTGGGATTTTGACCACGCTCCCCAATGCTACAACCCGGACGGACACTACGACGACTAAACGAATTTTAACCAATCGCCCGGCCCAGGTGGGGCCTAAAACCAAAACACAAATCGAAAAAACGGTAGATAGAGAAATACGGTCTGGCAGGCGCGGGGATTAAATCCCGTCCGGGCGGCCATTTAACAATCAACAGAAGCTAAATATGGGCAATTACACAAAAACAATGTTGTGCTTAAAAAGGGCCTTGGACGCACAAGCGGACACAATCAAGACACTTTCCCAGGCATTGGATGAGTTGGCGAGAAACCCGGATCTGGAATCTCCTGAAAAGGCTCCAACTCATTCATCCGATGCCGATGAAGTGAAGTATGCCCGGGCTTCCACTCTGGCCAAAAGATTCAATTTCAAAACTGAACAAGGCATCATTCCCATTCTTCAGCGCGGAGTGAAAGAAGGAGCCATCAAGAAGTTAGGAGGGCCTGGCAACAGTAAAAATCGCGGAGCTATAACTACTTTCCTGGTGTCCGATGTAGATGCCTATATGGAAAAAATAAGAGGAATCCAAAAATCATGACTACGTATCAACACCTGATCGACCGGGGCCCCTTCAAGGGGATGGTGGAAACGATCACCAACAACCCGCACCCCGCAAAGACGACGCGCTGCTACATGTGCGCGGCACCGCTGAAAGCCTCGTCTTCATGGATGTCCCTGGTAGGGGACCATCAGGACGGCGTCTTCACCGCGCGCTTTCTGTGCCCGTTATGCGCCAGGGAACGCCTCAACGGCATCCCGGACGAAGCGGAGCGATGCTGGAACTATACCCAAGCCGCCCAATCAGGGCCCCGGATTACCAAAATCCTCGCTTACCTGATTTTCTGGTGTGGACTGGTTACTGCCGGAGGAACATTCCTCTTCTTAATTTTCCTCCTGCTCAAAAACCTTTTTTAACTGATTAACTAAATAAATAAAATGGAATTTAAAGATTGCACTGTTGGAACTAAAGTACACCTCGGGGGAGAAATCGTTGATATATCAAACGATAAAAAAGCCGTATTGATTAAGTGGGGAAACGGGAAGGAATTCTACATCGGCATTGACTTACTTGAACGAGATTTTAATCAATACGACCCGAAGAGGAAATTCCGAAAGGGCGATATCGTCAAGCCCGATTACAAGGGGAGGAAATGGGAAGGCATGCTTCCCGAAGAAATAGAATATGAAGTTCTGGAAGATGAAGATGACGAGGGCCTGGTACTCATTAAAATAGACAAAAGTATTGACCCGACCGGAAAAGGGATTGTGTCTTTTTCAAGATTGGTCTTGATTGAATCAATAGAAGAAATCAGGAAGAAAAATCCATATTACGTTAAAAAACGAGATGAGAGCTTTAATGTCTTTCTTAGACTAGCTCCTTTAATTAAATAACTGAAAAAATAGCCGGGTCAGCGGCAACTGAACCCGGCCTGTTATCAATAACATGAATGTGAATACCAATAACATGAATACCACTACAACAGAATCCCTGACTTTACAAGAGCAAGGACAGCAACTGTCCGTACTGGGAGCGTTTGCCAACAGTGAACAGTTCCAGATGGCGAAGCAGGCCGCCGAGATGCTTGCATCTTCCAGCATGGTGCCGACCACCTACCAGAATAACCCCGGTTCCTGCTTCATCGCCATCAATACCGCGTTGCGGCTGCGGATGGATCCGCTGATGGTGATGCAGAATTTATACGTCGTGCACGGAACTCCTTCCTGGTCGGGCAAGTTTGCCATCGCTCTTATTCAGACTTGCGGAAAGTTTAACGGCATCAAGTTCGAGGAACGCCGCGATGGAGAAAGGCTGGTCGGCATGCGCCTGGTGGCCACGAAGAAGGAAACCGGCGAAGAGGTCCGCGGCGTATGGGTGACGGAGGAAGTGGCGGATAAGGAAGGATGGCTGAAGAAGAATGGCAGCAAGTGGGTATCTATACCGGAATTGATGTACAGGTACAGGGCCGCGGCGTTTTTTGCCCGGACGGAGTGCCCGGAAGTCCTGAACGGGTTGAGCGTGGAGGGGGAAGCGGAGGATATCGCCGGCAAGAGCCAGCCGGATATTAAGCCGCCGCTGTTCAGGTCCAGGGAGATGCCCAAGGGTGACGTTGTTGAAGCCGAGAAGGTTGCTGACTCCCCGCGGCAGCTGGGAGACGCGGAGGTTCCCGGCAAAGGCGACGTAGAAGTTCCCCCTCCCCATATCCGGCTGATGGAG